TTGCGCCGATGGCTTCGGCACTTCGATGGTGTCGGTATCGGACCGACCCCGCTTTTACAAGTAAGGCGTTTTGCGAACCTTGGGATTTAGGGTACATCATCAAAATGAATGACTGTCAAGGATATTTTGTGGGCGTCGGTGGCGGAGCAAAATGATTACGCTAGAGAGAGGACGGACGCGCAACCGCGCTACAACGCCACCGACTCGGGTACCCGGAAGGAATGGTACCTGACTCGCACAACCGCGAAAGGGTAAAAGCGATTATGCGAACGCCCCGCGAATCTAAGAAGCGAATCGCGGAGCGCCCCTTATCCAATCACCGGCGGGTCTCATGTCCTCAACGGAAGAGAGTCGATGCCGGTGACTGAATCCTTAGTCCAACCTACTTTGTCCGTAAGCCTTGATTCCGTAACCATTCAAGACCTTGGCGAACGCTTGAGCGTAAGCCTCTTTTCTAGTTACAGACTGACCGTATCCGCGAACCCAAATATCGTAACCACCTTCGTAACCGTTAGTGCTTCCGATTCCGGCTTTCTTCAAATAGGTCACGAACGCGCCACGGGCAGGAAATATCTTTACCCATGCGAATCCGCAAAGACCGTCAGCCACAAAGTAAGTTTGCTTTGTGTAATCGATGTCATTGCCAAGTGGCGTAGTTGGAGTCCCGACAACTATTGGTGTAGGGACCGCGGCTTCAGCGGCGGCACAACCAGCGGCGTCAGCCTCTTTGTAAATGCGAGCGCACTCGCGCTTGCCAAGTGTTTTCTTCTCAATCACTTGAGTCATGTGTCCTCCTCTCGGACAATCCAAGTATATCAAACCCGGGTTTGGAAAGCAACCTAGCCCGGAGCCTGTCGGCTTCTTCAGCGAGCGCTCTCTCACGCTCTGCCCTACGAATAGCCCGTAGGGAGCCTTCAGAGACCCGTAGCGGCTCTTTTCTGCGTACCCGGGATAAGAGACTCACTAGAACCACTTCCCGGTCTCTATTGACCCGGCAATGCCGAAAGCAACCAGTATCACCGCATAGAAGAGAATCGCCTCGGTGTTATCTGCCCACTTACGACCTTTGGCGGTCAAGCGAACTCCGCGCTTGCTAAGGCGCGATTCAATCCAGCCCATGTCCTCAGTCATGCTGTCCTCTTTTCTTTGATTGGTCTAACTAACCCCACCGCCTCGAGTGAAGCATCCGCCTCACATCCGAAACAGTAGAACTTTCCTTTGATTAGTGTCAATCGATATTCACTACCGCAGTTGTAACACTTCATATAATCACCACCTCGTATTCATTCCGTCCAGTAAAGACGGCAACGATTCTCTCTCTTTTGACACGCATTTCAAGCACCTTGCCCTTTTTGCCTAATCGTGTCGCAAACTTCTCAGCAACTTCTCGCTTTATGGTCCATGAGATTCCATTCTCATTGAGTCCGGGTTGATAACCGCGATAGACCGTAATCATCTCGGGTAATCCGGCATAAGCCATCTGCTCATCCCAATCCATGAGCCATTCGCGCTCGCCTCTATCTGAAGAGAAGAACTCGCGCCATTGCTCAACATTCGCCCACGCATTTTCTGTATCGACCCATATCGCACCTAAGAGCGACCAATACTCACGGTCAGTTAGGTGTTCTTGAATCTCTTCGAAAGCGTGTAAGCGATAAGGACGCTCATGTAGCCACACATAACTTTTGAAGTTCTTGGACTCAAGCGCTTTTTTTGTATCCTCGAGTTTTTGTTGATAGTAACGATTGGCGTAACCCGGGATTGTTAGCGGCACTTGATACACAAGTGGATGCCGGAGCATCGGACCGAATGAACCTTCTTCGACATACGGCTCAAGGTCCGGGTGTAGTTTCTCGAAAGCCATCTTCGCGAAATCAGGAATCTCGTCAAGGTTGATTGTCATTTGGGCGCCTTGTAAACGAATCTCTTTGGGATTGCTTTGACGCAATCAGAACCGACAGGGAAGAAACCTTGCGATTGCTTTTCGCCCTCTTCGCTATTGGCTTGTTCAATGTTCATAATCATTCCGGTCGCCCACGATAAGTGAACCCAAGTGCCTTTTTCCATGCCGGTTGTTTTCATGGGGCGTTCACAAACAAAACATTCGTCGTTATATTTTGTAGTGGTATTTCCAAGTTTGCGATTTTTTTCAATCTGCTCATAACTTGGTTTTTCAATCTCGAACATCTCGACTGTCACATCGACTCCTCTCATTTACAACCCCAGTTTAGCAGAAAGAAGAGCCGGGTACAATAACCCCAATCGTGTCCTGCGTGACCCCAAGCAGGAGTTTGTCCGTATTGCGTACTTTGCGCGTTTTAGTTGTTTCGTGCTTTATCCTCTTTTGGAGCATCTTGCCCATGTCGGATTCAGCGAGCGCCGATGCCTCATGGCAATCGGTGGTCAATGGCAATGTCTCCGGCGACTCGATTCAGTTTGATTATCGAGGTGGAAGCGCGACTTATCTAACTACGGTTAGCGATGGTTCGACGGTAACGGTTTCAATCAATAACACAATCGCGAACTGTATTGGTAGTTGTACTCCGATTGCTGATAGTTGGAGCGTCTCAATCAATGGTCAAAGTTTTAGTGGAAATACGATTGAACAAACAAGTGTAAGTGCGACCGTCTCCGGTCAAGTAACAATCAATCTATCCGGAATCGATAACGGTTTTTGGGCGGGATGGTACGGACCTATCTTTACGATTTCGGTGAGTTCTCCTGCTCCAATCCCAACACCCACCCCCACCCCTTCGCCAACGCCTGAGCCTTCGCCTTCTCCGACATCTGATACTCCGACTGCGACCGTATCTCCTGAACCATCTGCTTCGCCTTCTCCGACGCCTTCAGATTCGCCCTCTCCAAGTCCGACTCCAACGCCTGAGCCTTCGCCCTCTGCCAGCGCAACTCCGACTCCAACAGATTCAAGCGCTCCATCACCCGAGCCGACTCCAACGACAACACCTTCTCCTCAACCGAGCGAAGCATCACCTTCACCAACACAAAGTCCAGCGCCAAGCCCAAGCCCAACCCAAACAGAAACCACAACACCTGCGCCATCGACGCCCCCTTCCAATCGCGTAAATGGTACGGCAAACGAAAACGAATCTTTGAATCTATCCGCTCCGATTGGAAAGATTTTTACTTCGGTGATTTTTGCTAGTTATGGTCTGCCTAATGATTTTGTCATCAATGCTCAATGCCATGCGGCGAACTCGATAGTAAAAGTTTCAAAGATTTTTCTTGGTGAAAACAATGCTGTGATTCAAGCGGTCAATAGTATTTTTAGTGACCCTTGCCATGGAATCGCAAAGCGCCTACAAGTAATCCTTGAATATGGCGACGCTACTCCAACTCCTTCGCCGGAGGCAACACCTCAAGTGACTCCTCAACCTTCGCCAACGCCGGAGCCGACATCAAGTACGACGGAGCCAACTCCCACTCCTTCTCCTTCACCTGAACCAACATCGGCACCAACGGCAACAAGTTCTCCAAGCCCGCAACCTGAGCCAACACAGAGCGCTCAACCGCAACCGACCCCGGAACCCTCGCCGTCCACGCCTGAACCCACACCTTCTCCTCAGCCATCTCTTACTCCTTCTCCGACACCCGTTCCACAGCCCGAGCCGAATCCAACACCAATCCCTGTTCCGAGTCCAACACCAACCCCGGAGCAATCACCGACTCCCGTTCCGACTCCTCAACCCACTCCCACTCCGTCCCCTGAACCTGAGCCAAGTCCAAGTCCCGGAGCGTCACCTTCTCCCGACCCTGAGCCATCGCCAACTCCTGAGCCTTCTCAAGAACCGGAGCCTCAACCGTCCGAAAGCCCAACGGAAACCGACCCGTCAAATCAAACACCTGAACCACAACCATCGGATGAACCTAGTCCCGAACCAACACAAGAAGAATCCACGCCACAACCAGTAGAACCTGAGCCGACTGAATCAGACGATTCGAAAAATCCTGATGATGAACCGACGACAACGGATGACGACGATTCAGATAAGTCAGATACAGAACCGCAACCGTCGCAATCACAAGAGCCAAGTAATCCGTCACAAGAACCATCTGATGCCTCCGATACTTTGGCGGACATAGTACAAGATGGAACCGTCACCGCTGAAGAGGTCAAGGATTTAGTCAAGGATGTTTTAGCCGACGGAAAGATGACCGAGGCTGAGAAAGAGATTGTTGTCGAGGCGGTCCTAACTCAGTTCGAGGATGCGCCGGCGGTCCCGGTTAGTGCGCTCGCCGAAGCGGGATTGACCCTTGAGGACCTACCACCACAAACACCGGTCGAGACTCGAGAAGATGAGGACGGCAATCCTGTCATCATCACCGCTGAGATTGCCGCGGCTTTAGAACTGCTCGCTTCTCCGGCTGAGATTCTTTCTGCGATTTTTGAATCACCGGCACAACTTATTTTTGCGATTGGAAATCTTGGCGCTGATATGTCTCCGCAAGAAAGAGAAGAAGCAACTAAGACAATCATTGCCGCGACCATCGTTGGCAATATCGCAACAACTACAATGGCTACCGCAATCGGCGGTATCGGATATAGGAGACCGTAATGAAAGACTTCATCAATGACATGATTGGGCAACTATGGACTTTGCTCGGAATGTTTGTTGCTTGGATTGTTCTTGACGGAACTGCGAAAGGAATAGTCGGCTACGCGATTTTGATTACGCTCGGCGTTTGGGCTTTGACTTATCCTCTTCGTCGTTCGAAAGAATAGGTAGCGGCTCCGGTTCTACTTCTTCGCTCTTTGCGAATGGACTGAAAGCCCCATTGATTTCATCGAGCGTTAGTTTTCCATCATCAAGATATTCTCGAGCCAATCGTTCTGCGACCGAGGCGACTGCCAATAGTCCAGCCATTGAGAGCGCGACTACTTCATCAACTCCAAAGACTGCCCCGGCGCCAAGAGTTCCAAGAGCGCCGACGGTAAAGACCGCAACCATGCGACTTAGAATGTCCCTAACTTTTTTCATGGAGCAAGTTTAGCCTAGGCAACTTGCGACAGTTTTTCTTTCAACTCCCGTTGCCAATGTTTCTTCGCTTCGAGCCAATCCTTTTTAGATTGTGGGCATCGCGCTTTTACCGGTCCTCTCTTTCCGAGAACCTTGACACCTTTGAAGTGATAGGCGGCTTGTAAAGCATCGGCAGATTCTTTGCCTAAGAAGTGCCTGACTAAATCCAAGAGACATGATGCGAACTCCGGCTTATGTCCGTCGAGTCTTGTCAGATGGTGAGCGACCTCATGGAGAATCACATATTTGTTTCTTGACCACTTCGGCAACTTGATGGCTCTACCGCCTCCGTAGAAAGTCGCACACGCTGAACGACGACCTCTACCATCGAGGACGAGGATGGGTGACTTCATGCGATATTTCTCAATCACATATTGTCGAGACATAATCTTGTCTACGAACTTTTGACATTCCTTCAAAGTCAGAGCATCGCCGTATTTGATACCCGATAACTCTTCAGCGGCATAGAGCCGCTTCGCTTGGTCTTTGACCTTTGCCATGGCTTACCTCTCTTTCCATGACCCATTTTACCAAACGGGGGTTTTATATCTTCCCGGATTGGACCGAACTCCCGCATGGTCCGGAAGCGACACGCCGCGATTTGACACCTATTTCCACCTTTTGCTTCCTTTCGCTTTTCTAACCCGGGTTTGGTATACTGAGGCTGAAAGGAGGTCGCCATGACCAAGTGTTCTAAGTGCGGGGTCGCCATGGAAAAGTTTGAAGCGTTCTTGACCAAAAGCGGCGCCTCCGTCTGCCGTGAGTGTTTCGCGGTCGAGTTCGAGAAAGAGTTCCAAAGCGCATTGAAAGTAGGGAGATTGAAATGACTTATACAGTTATCTTCAACTGGGGTTGGTTCAAGCATGAGGACTGCCGTAATGCTTATTCAATCCATGCCAGCGATTGCCGTATCGCTCTAGCCGCCGAGACCAATCGGCGCAGAAATAAGATTCAAGGATTCGTGACTGATATTGCCACCCTTGAGGATGCGAAGGCTGAGTGCTTAGGCGATGCCAAGTGCCGATTTACCGAGAGTCTCGAGAAGTTCGGATTCAAACACATGATGAAGATTTGTAAGTGTGCGAAGGTTTCCTAACCCGGGTTGTGATATACTCGGATTGTTCTTAGAGAGGAGAACAAATGAAAGTCAAAGTGACATGGAAGGCGTTCGGTAACAGAATCGAACAAGGTCGTTTTGTATCAAGCGTCGAGTTCGACATTCTTGATTACAAAATCCCTGCTGACAAATATCCTTTATTGCTCAATGCGATTTACAAAGCAACTAATCTTCAAAGCGAACTAGCCGACTTTGGCGGTACGGCGTTTGAGGTTTACTTGTGGAAAGTCATCGAAGCAAGATTGGCTTCGGACAGAACTCACACATCGCTATCAATCGGTGACGAAATCGAAATCGAGGGTCAGACTTATGTTTGCGCCGACTTCGGTTGGGTCAAGGCTGAAGATGCCGAAATCAAATACCTTCCCGGCGAGTACGGAATCGGTGCGGTTTTCTCGGTCACGGAGAAGGTGAAAGCATGACTTGTGCCAACTGCGATGCGGTAGCCAAGAATCAAATCGATTCTGAGACTTATCTCTGCGATGGTTGCCTCAATGAATATATCGTCCTAAACCGTAGTAACGGGGAGCGTTCCTAACCCCGGTTGTGTTATACTCAGATTGTCTTAGAGAGGAGACAAAATGAAGAACCAGTATCAATGCCGAGCGTTCAATCCAAAAGAACTGCTCAATCAAATCGGCATTATAAATGTGTTTGCGATTTCCGGTGGACGCTGGACCGCAATCACCAACGAAGAGGGCGAGTGCGTTGAAGTCATCTTGCCAGTAGGCAAGGGCTACCGAGTAGCAATCACTCTTGGATTCAACGATACCTACACCGTTCGCCGCGAGTTTATTCGTGGTGGCAAGGTGTTTTACAAAGGCGTTCAAAAGGATGTCTATTGTGAAGAGGTAGGCGAGGTTGCTTACAAAGCAAGTTGCTTCGTCAATGTTTCGTTTGCTACATCAACCGAGAGATTTCTTTAGAGAGGAGATGAAAGCATGACTCAACCAACAACTAACGCGGACGGAAAGTTTGACCTAACCGAGCGAATCATCGCTTATGAAACCGGCGAACTATCGCATGAAGGTTTTATCGAACTCTTCCAATATCTAGTCGATTCCGGTTTGGCGTGGAGCCTTCAAGGTCATTACGGTCGAACCGCTCAAATCTTGATTGCTGACAATGTAATCAAGGCACCTCAAAAGGAGGACGCATGACCGCAACTAAAGAGAAGTGCGTTTCTTGCGAGCAAGATTTCAACGAGGACGAACTGACCTATTCGAATGTCAAGAATCAAGCGCTCTGCTATGACTGCGAGAATGAGGATACTCAAAGCGCCTCAACGCTCGTCAAGATTCATGGTGGTGAGATTGACCGCGTTCGCATAGGTGATTACACAATCTACGATGATGACGCGGAGATTCCGGATTTCCTAGGTGAACTCCATACCGGCGATTTCAAAGGTCGCTTGTATCAAAAGACCGATGGTTGGCGTGGGCATTACGAGACTGTAAAGAATCTCGATAATGTCGCGGTCCTCGCATCCGGTTGGACTACGGGTTGGGCTGACGAATATCACCAACGCAAAATCCGATTCAACAACTTCTTGAATGAGATTGGCGAAGGTAACTATCCAACTCCGTATCCGTTCTACGCTTTGATGGAACTTACCTCCAATGTCTTTTCTCAAACTGTGGATGTCTTTTGTTTGAAAAAGGATGAAGAGAATGTCCGGGCGTGGCTCGAAGAGATTGGCTACCCGGCTGATACTTTGAAGGAGTGGCTATCGTAAGGATTTGTAGTTATGTTTGATTTAGTATAAACTAGGGTTTATATTGAGAGAGGAGATATAGATGGAACACGCAATCATTGTTCATTCGCCACAGTATGCCGATTGGGTTTTCGACCCTAAGCATCCAACTCAAGGGCGAAGATTTCTCCATGCTCGCAACAATCTAGTTATTGCCGGTCAAAAGCGTCGCCTCAATGTTTACGAGATAGAACCTGTTGCTCCATCAACTGAGGACTTACATCTCGTTCACGATATGGAATATGTTTTCGATGTCACCATCCGCGGTGAATCCGGAGAATGGGACGGGCAACGACATGACCTCGGCGAACTAGCCAAGTTATTTGTTGGCGGTACTCTGACTGCTCTCGATACTTTGATTGATTTCAAGACGCGATTGGCTGTTCACTTTCCCGGCGCAAAGCATCACGCGATGCGTGACCATTCCAGCGGCTTTTGCGTATTCAATGATTTCGCTGTTGCCGCTACCAAAGCAACTAACGAATACGGTCACCGTGTTGCTATCTTCGATTGCGATGCTCACCATGGTGACGGCACCGAACTATTGCTCAAGTCCAACAAGAATGTTTTGACTTTCTCGGTCCATGAGTACGGCATCTTTCCGGGTACCGGTTTACTCAGCGACTATCGCAACCGCGCTTACAACTTCCCGCTTGCTTCTAATACCGGTGACGAAGGTTTGCTCTCTGCTACCGAGATGTTTCTCGAGGCTTGCCAAGAGTTTCAGCCAACTATGATTTTTGTTGCTTGCGGTGCTGACGGTCTCAAGAATGACCCGCTCTCATCCCTCGAGTACACCAAGGATGGCTACTTCCAATCCATGCGAATGATTCGAGAGCAATACTTTGACCACCCGATTCTGCTCGGCGGAGCCGGCGGCTACCAGCCTGATACGGAAACTCCGGACCTATGGGCGAGCGCCGCGCTTGGACTCATGGCTTTACCTACCGAGGTTGTGAAGCCTTAGAGGTTACTATTGGGTATCTAATCCCTAGGAGACCCGATGACAACTCTTGCCGCTTTTCAAGGAGATGGATGGGCGATTATTGGAGCGGACTCAAGAGCAACGGATGAAGGCGGTCGAGTTTTCGATTTATCAACTCCAAAGATTGTTGAGAACGGTTCTTACCTAATCGCTGTATCCGGCGCATCTCGCGGTGGTAACTTGGCGCAGTTTGGATGGAATCCACCAAAGCCGCCAATGTCTACCAATATCGAAAGCCTCGATAAGTTTATGACTCGCAAACTGATTCCGTCTTTGCGTTCGTTTTTTATCTCTGAAGGTTTCGATGCGAAAGATGATGGAGCCGCGGCGTTTCAGGACTCATCATTCATCATCTCAGTCAATGGTGTTTTATATCCAATCGCTGAGGATTATTCATGGGACCGGGACCGACGCAATGTTTATATCGGTGGCTCCGGTGGCGATGTCGCATTAGGCGCAATGCTTGGACTTGGAATCTTGAACTGTACAGATGACCCAAAGAAGGCAGAACGAATCATCAAGAAGGCAATCACAATCGCGACTAAATGGGACGCTTACTCGAGCCTTCCAATCTGTGTCGAGACTCAGTTTGCTTGACAGCCCCTTCATGCTGTATCCTCAACCCTAGTTGTATATCCATACAACATGAGAGGAATGTATGAAAGAGAACCAAGAGGTCATTGACCAAAAGTTCAGTCAGATAATCAACAAGCCAAAGTTCAAAGAGAGACGACCACCGGCGAAGTTTCCTGAACTTCGATACCTGTGGGGTATTACTTTGCTTGGCAGTTTTGTGCTGATAGTTTTGGCTTCTGTCGCTGAGACTCTGATTCAGAGTTTTAGATAGAAACCCGAACTCTAAGGAGCCAGCAATGGTATTTCATAAGCACATCATGGTCATCGCCAAAATCCGTAATCCAATCAAGGATGAGGAGAAAGGCATCGAGTTTTTACGCGACCTGATTAGTGCGGTTGAAATGAAAATCATCAAGGGACCATTCGCCAGTTATGTCGATAAGCCCGGTAACCGCGGACTCACCGCCGCTGTAATGATTGAGACCAGCCATTGCGCGTTTCATATATGGGATGAAGAAGAGCCGGGATTACTTCAGTTTGATTTGTATACCTGCGGGGAACTAAATAAAGACATTGTTCTCTCGGCTCTTCAAAAAACTTTTGAGGTCCAATCAGCCGAATGGCTTATCTACGATAGAGCCGATGGATTCTCTTTGTTAGGTAGAGGAACTCTCTGAAGTCCACAAACACAAACGACGGTTGTTAGATATTGACCGTTAGGTGTTGGGATTACTCGAAGGCATGAATGGGCGTGGTTTCGGTCGGTTCTAGTTCGTCCACGAACTGAAGGAGATACGCCTTCTCCCCTATCTTCAACTCTTTGTAATGATGTAAACAAAAGTAAAGTTCTCCCGCAAAGAAATAAGCCGCGACTAAAGCGCGAGCGCTACATTTATCGCATTGTTCATTGAAAGCAACAATGTCATTTGTTTTTGTCATTCTTCTTTTCCATTGGACGGCGCTCTCTCTCTGACCCATCTTTATTGAGAAGCACAACCATACCGTCGCGAATAATCATGCGACGCGAGTGCCATCCATGGTGTTTTTTATATTGACCGCTACTCACTTCAATCCTTTTTTGACTCCGGCTTTTGTGATTGGTCCGCCCGCAATCCAAGCACGGCAGGTCCGAGCCGAAGCACATTTGAAATCAAAAGCCTCGCAATATCCAAGTTCGCCCGCCTCGACCGTATCCCAAGATTCAGTCCCGGTTCCGCCTATGGCTAGACCGGCATTGATACATTCGAGCATCTCCGGGGTCCGGATAAAGGCGGCACAGTTCCCGCACCGCTGTTTCTTGGCTTCCTCGGCGCTAACACCCCATTCAGCCCCGAGCCGGGTCCAATACTCATCGTTCGGCTCTCCGGGGTTCAGAGGACCGTACAGAGCCGTTTCTATGGCTTTGGCTCGGTTCTCGAGATTAGCCCTTACATCCTGAGTCGCCGTTGGGCATGTCGCCTTGATAAGTGTGTGGACTGCTGAAGTAAGGGTCATGGCAGAAGTGTATCGAACACCTGTTCGAGCCATATTTGGTACCACATTTGGTACTAAATCTGTACGCACAATGTACGCACAATCGGGATGATTTCTAACCCCGGTTGTGTTATACTGATGGTGTCCGAAAGGGGGACGAAAATGAGAAAGGTTTTCAAGGTCGAAATCAAAAAAGCGGGTGCCAAAGTCAATGGAACTCATTACTTTGAGACCAACGAACAAGCGACAGATTTTGCGATTGTCGCAACTGCTTTCAGCGGTGGTCTATACAACATTCAAGAAATCTTCGTGAACGAGGAGGTCGCAAAGTGATAACAGCAAAAGTTAGAAAAGAGGTCGAGCGTAGAAGCGCTAATGACCCGTACGGTCAGATTGAAGAAGTTGAAGTCGAGTTCGAGAAGATTGGCGAGATTGAAGATTACTTGGCTTACAACCGAGCCTATATCAGAGCCATCGAGTTTGTAGGAAAGATTGAAGAAAAAGAAGAATAACTAACCCGGGTTGTGGTAAACTTGGGGTGTCCTGAGAGGGGGACAGAATGACTAAGAGGACTTACAGAGCGACTGTTGAAGTCGGGTCAAAACTTTATACTTTCGAGCGAAAGACATCGAACTACTTCACTTGGGCAATCATCACTCAAGAAGAAGATACGGGAAAACTTGCTTGTTCGTTTCATCAAAACTATCGCTCGGTCGAAGCGAAACAACAAAGCAATCGTAGACACTATTGGTTGAAACAGATACGAGTTGTTCAAGCGTTAGAAATCAAAGATAACTAACCCGGGTTGTGATATACTTGGGTTGTCCTGAGAGGAGGACGGAAATGAAAAAGGTGTTTCAAGTCGAGGTTCGTAGAGCCGCTAATAATGCTAACGGAACTCATTACTTCAAGACCAAGAAAGAAGCCGAAACCTTCGCGATAGCCGCGACTGCGTTCTCGGGCGGTCAGTACAGAATCCAAGCAATCTTCGTAAACGAAACTGAGGAGGTCGCTCAATGACAACAGCAACAATCGAAAAGGTCGCGCCTAAAGTCGGCGACATCTTCTACACATCTTGGGGATACGACCAAACCAATGTCGAGTTCTTCAAGGTAGTTCGTGTTTCGGCTTCATCTGTATGGGTCCAAGAGACCGGGCAAAAGCGCGAATATGCCGATTATGGAAATGGCGACTATTGGACAACAGTTTCTAATGGTGAGCCTTTGGTCCGTGAGTTACGCAATCGCGAGACCGGCGAAATCGATAAGGTCCCGGCTCCAATCACGATTCATCGAATCAAAGAGGGTTACGACGGCAAGCCCGCTATCAGAATCAACTCATTCACAAACGGATGGTTTTGGGATGGACAACCTGTTCATGCCTCAACCGGACACTAAGGGAGGAAATAAAAAATGGCTACAAGGTCACTAATCGGAATCAAGAACAAGGATGGGTCCATCTCGTCAATCTACAATCATTTTGACGGATACCCACAAGGGGTCGGTGTTCAACTCGCGCTCAACTATGGCGAGAAGGAAGCCAAGCGCCTCATTGCCCTTGGCAATCGCTCAAGTCTTTTCGGCAGACCAAGCAAGACCGGAACTTATGGCAATCCATCGGAGGTCGCTCAGAGTTTCAAATCATTCGAAGAGTTCTCTGCCCATGCTGTTCGAACAGATGTTCGATATGTCTACATCGGTCAATATGTAGATGGATACGGATTCGCTTGGGTCGCTTACTCGGTCGAGTACGGTCCTAATCATGACATCGCCAAGGACATCATCGACAAGAGCCTCAAGAGGCTCGGGGTGGTCCGCCCGGAGGTCAAGTTCGAGGCGACTCACGCCGCCTAGTTGAATACCCACCCGGGGTTTGATATACTGAACCTGTTCTTAGAGAGGAGAACGAAATGGCTAAAAGAAGTCAGTTAGTGGTGGGTCAAGAATGGGCTTACCAAAGAGGTCGCAACCATGAACACACAGCATGGGGCGGACATGAAAAAGCAGTTATCGTTGCTGTTGAACCATACGAAAAGGGTTACAGCAAAAACTATCAAGTTCAAAAAGGCAACGGCGTTCTTATCAAAGTTGGAAGTGGATACGAACGAGTTGTTCAGTTGAGCCAGTTGTGGAAACCATGGGCTGAATATGAAGTCGCTCAGGCTGAGTATCAAGCGCAATGGAAAATCACTCAGGCTAAGGCGGCGGTCATCAAGGCTGAGAGAGAAAAATACAAGCAAGAAGTTTTCAATCCTGCTTTGAGAGAACTTATTCAAGCAATCAAACCTTTCGCTAACGGAACTTATGTCAGCGGATGGACAAGGATTGAAGAGTTGCCAATCGAAGTTATCCAAGCAATCACCGAGGCAATCAAAGAAAAGGCGGTGGCATAAATGGGGTGGGATGTCGAACAGGTCGGTAAAAACATTACGACCAAGAAATATCTTGAATGGGAAATCAAGCGAGATTATCCATTCATCGAACTTGTGAAGTTGGTCGAAGGTAAAAACAACTATGGTCAGAAACCATTCTTCGCCGCCTTCAAGAATCAAGATGGCGACATATTCGCCGCCGTCTTTCTAACTCGACGCAAGAACGGAAGCGTGGCGGTCAAAGTGGTGCCTGAAGATGCGGGTCCATGGGATACGGCTCCGGCTTCCTTCATCAAGTTGCTGACTCCAACCAAGAGCAAGTTCGCACAGGAATGGAGAAATCGCTGTGTGGCGTAACTGGTTTGTGTATCGCAAGCGTGGCAGAATCCGACTCTCAAGAGTTAGGATTACAAATGCTCGCTTGGGTATCGCTACTCGTTAGCATCGTCGCGCTCGCCGTCTCAATCAAAGCGCTTCGCGAATCAAGATGGATTGAGATTGATTGGAACTTTACTGATGACGATAAATGAGATGCGGGCTTTAGTCATCCGCGAGATTCAAGCCTTCGCCGGAGATTACTCGCACCCTATGACAAAAGATGGGGTGACTCGAGATGTTCTTATCGTCGAGCAACTCCTTGATTTTCTACGAGAGCCGGAGAGTGTCTAGGCTTCGCAACTCCTCAACCTTTAGTTGATAGTTTTCAACCTGCTTGCCTTCCGGTCCAGTCATAATCGGCGAGCGCACTTTCATATCCTCGATGCGATTCCATCCATGAACTGTGACCTTGATTAGCCCTTGAACTTCGTGGGCTGTACACCACAAAATAAAATCCGCTTTCTTCTCAAGGTATGGCATTTGAGCAACTGAGATGGCTCGACCCCAATCCTCCCAAAAATCCGGATTCCAAGTCTTGACCTCGCACCGACCTAACTTGGTATTGATGTCGCATAACCCGTCGTACTCGATATTAGAAAAATACGGATAGGAGTCAATCTGTCGGTTATTGAAAAACTGATAAGCGCCCATCTCGCCATAACGACCGATGACATGGCTACTCAATAGATTGCGGTAATGACCTTTGACATTCTGATATTTCTCGAAGGTATCTTGCGCTAGGTTCTCGGCGTACTCACGATGGTCCGGGCTTAGGTAAAGGCTAACCGTCATAAGTGTTTCATGTCCCATTGATTGCTTTGCCCGATTGATAGGGGAGCGATACTAGGGATGACCGACCTCGATTCATAGAGCGCCAACAATATCGCTTCAGCCCGGTCAGGCGATGCGACACCGCGCTTCTTCATATCCACTTTAGATTCAATCACGATTCGACCGGATGCGTCTGCGTAATAGGTCGGACCTGCCAACTGAGCCAAAACAAATCGGTCGCACTCAAGGCGAATCTCTTGCTTGCCGTCTCTTGGCTGTATCAGGGTTCGAGCGTTCCACCACATCTCGGCTCTTTGATTCTTGAACTTGCCTTGGTCCTTTGGCTTCTCTGCGACATTGACTCCGATTATCTTCGCGGCTAACTGGCGCTCGCGGACCCATCTATCAAGAAGGGATACAACTCCCCAACCCAATCCGATTGTGTCTATCTTGACTTGTACCAAATCTTGTACATCTCGAGCCTTATGCTCCTCGACGCATTTCTCAATCTCACGCATGACAACTCCGGCGACATCAACTGCGTTCGCGTTCTGTTTACCCGAGGACCGGTGGATGATGCTGACCTTGTATCCATCTGCCTTGGCGATAACAAACTCATCTCCACCATCGGAGGCAATATCAACTCCGAGGCGAATCTTGTTTGATTGAAGTGGCTCTTCATTGTGTGTGGCTTCTTCAGCCCAAGCAAAGGGGATGACCTTGCCGGTAGATGCTTTAGGGAATCGAGCAAAGATACGAGCCTCAACGAATGGCGAATCCTCACCGAACTCAGAGATGACATCACGAACCCAAGTCTCATCAACGAGATGCGTCTTGACCTCATGGGCTTCAATGTAATCCGGACATGACTTACAAACTCCGGTTGGTTCGCCTGTGAAGTTTGGTGTGTCATAGGCGCTGATTGGAATGACATTGTAAAGCGGACTCGAACAGATTCTTTCAAACCATGTCTGCTCGCTATCGGTCGGCGGGTTACCAAGGACAAGAAGTTTGGTGTTGCCACCGGTCATCAATGCTTCAAGGGCTGTACCGATAATGTCTGAGATACCACCTGCCTCATCGACCACAATCAAAAGGTTCGGAGCGTGGATACCCTGAATGGCTGTTTCATCGTGAGCGCTCGGACTGAATCCGTATCCAACAACTGTGTCATCAATCTTCCATTGTGTCGTGAGAATCTCGCCCGGTAAATCATTCTTGACATGGACTCGGCGGATGTTTGCCCACATGATGTTTCTGACCTGTCGGAATGTTCCAGCGGTCGTGATAGCGATAGCCGTGCCGGGTGCGTGAACTGATAGCCACCATGCGACTGCTCGAGCGGCGAGGTGAGACTTACCCGGAGCGTGACAAGCCGGGACCACGGTTCTCTTGTTATCTCTGATTGAAAGAAGAATCTCTCTTTGCTTTGACCAAAGGGTTTCACTCAATCCGGTCTCAACGAATCCCACCGGGTCGTTCTCCCATCTAGCCCATGGGTTCTTCAACTCAGCATCAAGGATTACCGATAGGGCGTGACGCTCTTCATCGGTAAGCATGGCAAGGAGCGCGGCTTGTTGTTGCGGGTCGCTCTCGAGAAATCTATCGAGGAGCCGCTCGGTCATTTCTTACGCGCCTCTAAAACCTTGGCTATCTTCTCTTGAAGTTCACCCATCGAAACTGTAACTCGAACCTCGGATACCGAATGGCTCAAGACTTCTTGCTTATCAATACGACCGAACTCCTCCGGTACTTGACGCTCTAACCACCAAGCCGATGCTTTCCAATCACCTTGAGCCGCCGCGCTTGATACAACTGCGACCTTCTTAGCGATTGCTTCGGCTCGCGCCCGCGTGACAGACTCCAAAAAATCAAGATATATTTTCTCTTCCGGTTTAGGTTTCGCACCTACGATTGTATTTATCCGCTCTTTCTCAATCATGCCGCGACTCATCCAGTTATAGAAAGTTTGTTCGGATATGCCAATCATCCCCACAGATTTTGAGATAGGAACTCCAAGGACAATCAGATTGAGAAGTTCTTCGCGTTTGGTGTCATCAAGGAGAACCGTCGTCCCCTTCGGGCGTCCACGCGGTCTCTTGTCCTGCTTCTTCGCCACGGTCTTTGTACTCATGTCGGATTATTCTACCTCGGTTGAACACGCCTCTATTGGAATCAATAATAACTCAGCGATGTCTTTCCATCCATAAATCGCGTTCGCCCATTGATTCAAGTCCTCGGTGTGAACTCGCATGGTGTGTTCGCCGACCCGGATGGTTGTTCGACCTATGGGTTGATGCCCGGGCTTAGATTTTCCTCCCGCTAATATCTCAGCGACTTCTTCCCGGGTAAATCCTGTTCCATTCAATCCGGTCGAGGTCAGAAGTTTGTTGAGTTCCTGCGGGTCATAAGTTGCCAAGTCCGAAGTCCGGTTATCTACTATCAAAATCTTTATCTCTTCCACATCATCCACATCAATCCAATGGACCGCTATCTTCTCCCAACCCAACTGAAGCGCCGCCTGATAAGTGTGATTGCCGGAGACGATGTTCTTGGTCCGCTTGTTAGCGACGATAGGGCGATATTGACCCATCACCTCAAGGGATGAACTGATTGCTCCCACATCGCCTTCTCTTGGATTCAGCGGATGAATCTGAACCTCATTGATACCGACGGTCTCCACATCTGAAATCTCGACCTGAGTTCGCTCTTTGTGTGGAGCGGGTTCAACCGGCGAGCGCTCCGGGAATCCGAGCCGGGTCTTGATTGCTTTGATTGCTTTCTGCTTTGTCGGAGCCTCGGCGTAAAGTTGCTCCTTCCAAGCCTTGTACGCCTCGAGTTCGACCGTAAATCTCCATGCCGCTATCTTCACTTCAGGGTCACTCGGTAAAGCCTTCTCGCCGCCTCCTGTGGTCTTTTCTTGACCAGTCATCAACCTATCTAAAGTCTCAACCTCAGATTGAGAGAAGCCCGTACCTTCAAGGTCAGGTAGAGCCGAGAGAAGATTCTTCAAGAGCGGCTCGTTATATGAAGCAAGGTCGGTCAATCGATTATCGGCAAGAACAATCTTTCGAGCGGTCTCTTCATCAACTTCGATATAGGTGACTTTGATTTTGCGCCAGCCCAACTTCTTCGCGGCTTTGTAAGTGTGATTGCCGGCAAGGATGAAGTTAGTTCCGTACTGAACAACAATAGGACGGTACTGCCCATGAGTTTTCAACGAGAGCGCGATTGCTTCAATATCCCCGCGACGCGGATTAGTTGGATAGCCTTCGAGCGAACCAATGGGAACGCTTGCGACTGCTCCAACATTGATTTTGGATTTCATGCGCGGGGCTTTGGTGGACGCCCTCTTCTGCGAACGATATTTCCGCTCGCATCATACTCAGGTTCTCTTGGAATATCGTTGCGGATGATTTTGTAAATCAACTGCTCACTTACTCCCATTGCTTGAGCAATCTCGCGATAAGTGATTCGCTGTTTACGAAGTCGCAAAATCAACTGTTTGCGTCTCTTTCCTAAATCGTGAATCTGTGATTGATGGGTGCGGATTGCTTCAGTTAGAAGTTTGACCTCATCCAATCCTTGACCGTCTAACTCAACTGCCTCTAGTACCGTACTCATCTCGCTTCTCCTTCTTCGAATAGGCGTTCTACCGCTTCATCGAACTTGACCTTCTTCTCGACTGCGTTTGCTGTTGCTACAAACTCCAAATGAACTTTGCTACGCGATTTCTCATACGCGATTGCTAATGCGATATAAAAGGGCGCAAAAAATAAACCGGCTGTAAGTAATCCAACTGCGGTCCAAATAACTTCCCAGTTCATAACATCCTCTCTTTCTTTACTCCTCGAATATAAATCACCAATGCGTTTTTATCTTTTTTGGGTGGCAGGAATACAAGCGACCTAACGAACTCAGGAGAGTCGTCAGGTAAAACACCTGCGTCTACCAATCCATCAATCGCCGCTTTGACTGCCGGGTTACACGCACCTACATCTTGAAGGCGACCACCTTTCTGATGAGGCTCGACCGTAACGGTAATCCAAGCCATAGGCGGTATCTTCTCAGATTTCGCCAAAAGTTGAAAACCGGAGCGCCACTCTTTTGTAAGTTTCGCTCTCTCCCATCGATTGCCAGCCCGCTCTGCGTTTGTGGTCCATGGACGAAATGGGAACTCAAGCGTGAAGATGGTTTGCTCCATCTCATCCAGTTGGCAAAAACATTCCATGGACTAAACATGAGGGAACTTTCGAGTGAAGTCAAACTGCGTTTTTTGCCCATCGTTGTCAATCAGCCACCAATCACCATTCAAGTCTTTGAAAGGTATCTCTGAAGCCGACTCGACTTTGACAATCAGATAACCAAGGTTTCGCGCTTCCTCTCGATTACTTTCAACCCATCCATGACATCCAGTTGTTCCGGAGCCACAAAGAGCGATGAGGTTTGCCGTCTTGTGTAACTCTTCATTCTTTGACCCGCCCATCATCCTTGGTCTGCGGTGATGGATTGAAACTCTTTTGCCTAAGTAATCTTGTCGGCATCGTTCGCACCTGTAATCTCCTCGGGCGAGAACGGTGAAACGAGTTTCGTCATCAACTCGGAGAGGTTTAGATTTTGCCATTGGAGTCTTTCATCCGCGATGGCGTCCAAGCAAGCAGGGCATATCGCTGAGTTCGTCTGAACCGCCAGTTGCGTAGCCATGCGACAAACCGGAATATCTTCATAAGTCAGATGCCACCTGTCGTGAATCTGTTTCCACCGGAGCATCATTACCCTTCTTCAGCGCTTTTCGTATTTCCGCCATATAAACAGCGACAACTTCCGGCGGTGCCTTACTTTTCTTTGCCTCTTCCAACTCTAGCGATAAGCGCTCGCTTCGTTGTCTTTCGACTGCTGATGCTTTGCGGTGTCTCCATTCTCGATTGATATGAGATGGATTGACTGCGGTATCTGCGTTTGCGTAATGAGCAGAGATTATTTTCTTTCCATCCTCGAGAGGAATATCATCATCAAGAGATTCAGCCCATGCTCGAACTTTCAACTCATCGACTTGGATACGGAGGTCATAGATTCCGGCGAACCCTACAAGTAGGGCGACTTCACTCAGATTCATCCCTGAACTTCTCCGCTATCTCCATCGCTTTGCGAGCGCCTTGCTCATGCTTAGTACGAACTCCGACTCCTCGGAGAACTAAATCCATCTGCCTCATTGAAGGAACTGTGCCGATATAATCTAACGCCTGTTCTATTTGTTCCTTCGTGTAGCCGCGCTTCTCTGCGGCTTCACAAATCTTCAAAAGTGAGAACCAAGCGTTTGCTCCTAATGGCTTGACTGTCTGTTTTTCCCACCATCGTTTTGCCGCTTCTTCAAAGTTCGGGCGGACCGCGATAGCGGTCTCGCCTGTTGTAGATAGGACGGGTGTATAGGACGAGTGGTGTGAAGTAGAGTTAGGGAGTTGGACGGTCAGAGTTTGGGAGTTGTCCCTATCGGAGTTAGGGAGTTCTGAATCTGACTCCCTAACAGAGTTTGGGAGTTCTGAGGGCATCAACAACTGATAAACCGTGGCTTTACCCCGCGAGTTACCTTTAGTAACTATCAAGATATAACCTCCCGCAATCAACTCATTGATGACTTCTCGAACATAGTGCGTTGTACATCTAGCCTTTTTTGCTAAATGTGCTTGTGAAGCGAAGAAGCGTCCATCGTCATGCGCCATGTCTGCGAGCGCCAAGTGGAGAATCAGGCGGGTCCCGTTATAGGGGGAATCTGACCAAACCCTCGTCATCCACTTGATACTCACAAACTACCTCCGCAATGGGGACATGATTTCTTTCGTCCCTGAATCTCAATCTGCCTACCGTTGATACATCTCAAATCCACATAGACTTTACAACCATTCCGCGAATCTCTGAGTCGCGCAATGCGTCCGGCTTTGTGGAGGACGGAGAGTACACCTGAAGCCGTTCCATGGTGAAGTCCGGTAACTTCAGAAAGTTCTTTCCAAGTGATTCCGTGGAAAGTTCTTTCTGCTAAGAGATTGAGCGCTTGCGCTTGTCTTAGTGCTGTCTTACCCGAGCGGTCCGCTGAGACCGCCCGAGTCTTTGAAGTATCTGTTCCGCTATGTCCCGAAGTTCCGTTATACGGTAACTCCGGTTGGTTCAGGCTTGATGTCATTTGTTGTCCCCTCGGTTGTGACCCATTCGCCATCTTTGACGATATTCAACTGATTACGCTTTTCGATGAACTTCTCTCGGAACTGGTCCATCTGCTCTTTGCCGTATTTGTCTTTTGCTTGAGTCAAGTACGCGCCAACTTCAGAGAGCGTATCTAGTGTTGATGCTTGAGCAATCTTCATAAGAACTGCTCCCGGGGGAAGAATGTCCTCAGCACTCGAACGCTCATAAGAACTCGCATCCGGGTCCGGTTCATCCGTTGGCAAACATAATGCTTGAAGTAACGCGGTTCGGAAAGCAACTGACATGGCTTTGGCTGTTGCCTTATCGCCTGAGTCCATTGCTTCGCCAACTACGGTCGCGGCAATCGCATCACCTTTCGGTCCTACGAATGTGTATCGAACTTTGACTTTGACATGCCCCATCGCTGTTCGGTTGCGACCAATCTCAACTGTGTCGTATGAATAATCTTCAACTGACGGGACTACTACGACTCCGTACTTTTGAAGTTGTGGCGATACCGCATTGACAACGGAATCAATACCGCGGAAGTTGAATCCCTGCGCTTGATTGCGGTCCTTCTTTGCGATGCCACCAACTGCTTTCATAACTTCGCTCAATGCCTGAGCGATAGATAGATTTTCTGTACTCATGGACTTCCTCTCTAGTCTGCGATTACAAATGAAACTGAAGCCTCGGCAGGTATGACTCTGACCGCTGGCACTATTTCACCTTGGGTTGATATTACTTTATTTTCTTCCGTAATCAAAGCATTGAGATTCTTTTTATCAATCTCGGTTTTGATTCGGAGTAACTCGGGCGCTGATTCCTTAGCCCAAGTCAGGAAGGTTTCTTCATTCTCAATCTCGACCTTAGCCCGTCCTGCGGTGGTCTTGATTGTGCCATGGGGTAAAACTACCGATTTACGACCTTCAGAGCGTTGTAGGAGGGCGTAAGGACGCAGGTTAGCCTCAAACCATTCAGCATCTCTTTCGAGGGCTGTATTGACCTTTGAGAGCCATTCTTGGACCCTCTGAACTTCTCGGTCAAAGATGGCTTGGTTCTCTGCTTGCTTGCGCCGGATTGAAGCGAGTTTTCGCATCGCCCAATCAGCCTTTGAATCATCATCGATTGTAAATGGTTCGCGAGCCGGTTCTTGCTCTACCTCAAACTCATCTACTGGTACTACTGCTGGTACTGCTATTGGTTCGGTCATGTCGAACTCCTCTCTTATCGGGAGAGGATACACAACCCCGGTTTAGGCTGTCAAGCCCTACAACCCGATTACCTGTCCAACATACATTGAGGCACCGACAACGGTGGCAATGAAAAGAGCGCCCACGGTCCGAACGACCCACTCCGAGCGGGACTCCATTTTCTGAAGCCGGTCGGTAATGTGGTCCATAGCCTGAGTGATTCTTTCAGTATCCGACTCATAAACATCTTTGCGTAGATAAGTCTGCGAGATGTTGATATTCATTTGTTTGACTTCAATAGTCAGTTCATCGAGTCGGCGCATGACCTCGCCTAATGTTGGGAACTCTTCGCTCAAGGTTATGCCTTTCCGCGGGCTTCGTCAGGAGACTTTGCCGCTTTGACTTCAGCGGGGTACTCAGGACGAGCAACTCCCATGATGAGTTTGTAAGGGCGCTTCTTGAGAAATGCGCCATCACCGTTTGACTGACTTCCGGCATTATCGCCGCTGGTATTTCCTTCATAAACCCAAAGAGTTCCTTTGCCATCATTCTTCAAAACAATACCTACATGGTCAGCCATCGCATCATCGTCGAACTGGAAGAACGCAATATCTCCGGGCTTTGCTTGACCGACAGGAACAATCTGTCCCTTCTTGGCAAACCACTTCAATCCAACATCACAAGAAGCAAATCCTTTTTTAGATTGAGCGGCGATTAGATGAGAAAGTCCTGCCTCTTTGAAACACCATGAAACATACATCGCACACCATGGCTGGTTATTCATACCAAACCACTTACCGAACTTTGTATCGTTGTTGGCGCCCTCTCTGAACTTGGCATCAACTTCGGCTTTCGCCGCGGCTAGGACTTTCTCAACTGACATTACTTTGCGGCTTTCTTTCTTGGAGCCTTCTTTGTTGGCTCGGTTAGTTTCTTGGTAACTGAGGCAGTAATCGAATCTGCGACTTTGCCAAACGCCGGGTCATTGGGATTGGCGGCTCTCAATGCGACTGGAAGAACGGCTGAGATACCTGCCGCCAAAATCGTCTTGAGGGAATCAACATCAAGGGCGAACAGGTCGCCACCTTGAATGAGAAATGCTGTGGTAACTGCGGCAAGAAATGAACGCCCATAAGAGGCGAGCATTGCCTTTTGTTTTTTGTCCATGGATTCTCCTAATCCTTGTGGGGCTTATTCTAACCTACGGCTAGGAACCGAGGTAGATAAGACTCATCTTAGGGGTATGGTCCCCATCCGCCATAATGTCTAAATCGCTTCCGCTGTTTTGCCACACACGCAACTCAACATAATCTCCTTTGGTCAAGGTAACTGCGTGAGTATTTACGGTGGTGTGAGTATCGATTGAGTTTGAAACTGGACTGAAATCAGAGCGAGCCAACTCGGTTGTGCCATTTTTCAAAATGTTGATAGCGCGGTGTCCTGCCGATGCCGCTTCGTATGAAACATTAGCCGTAATAAAATAACGACCTGTAACTGGGACTGTTAGCCGCGTGGGGTTTGGGCTAAGGTCCCAACAGTTCCATCCATCGGAATCAACTGTGTCAAAAACAATAGCGGTTTGTGTGGATGTCGGAATGGTCTGCGCTGTACTCCGTGAGGCTGTTGGAGCGAGAGTTCTATCTGCCGCGGCAACCATGGAAAAAGCAAGCAAGTCGGCGCCTTGATTCAAAAGCCAAACTTGGTCGTCGGGCTTTGGAGCATAGTTTGAGGCATAACGAACTCCGGGCAAAGTGTTTGTATCACCGGCAATCTGAACATCGATTGTTCTTGTCGTATTGACTGTAATGACTTTGCCTTGGCGAAGTCGGAGTCCTTGAGGCGATGCCTTGATTTGATTTACTAAGTAACTCAGGTCCATCAGAACCTCCTACTTCGTCCGACTGCGTTCATCGTACCGCTTGCGGCAAGAGGAATCGAAATAGCATCGAGCATCAAAATCTTGTCTATACCTACTGGCGAGCGCGTTACTTTTACTAAGTCATAAACATCGTGAGCGGGATTTACGATTTGGTCCCAAGTAATCTTTTCCGTTGCCCCAATAACTTTCTTCAACTCATTCTTTGCCGCTTCTTCTGCCTCGGCAACTGTTAGAACAGTAGGGCTTGATTTGAATAATGGGACTTCACCATAAGTTTTACGATAGGTCGGGGATGCGGGATTATCGTCCCACGCCTCACCAATAACACCAATAGTTAGATTTGTTCCCTCACCGGTAAAGATAACTCCGTTATATGAATCATCTGTACTCAACGAACGGGCGATTTGTACAAGAACGGATTCACTACCATCTGTGTAAGTGGCAACCGGTGTACCAAAGTCGGGGTCCGGAATCGGTCTCATACGGGCGACTCCATTTTCATCAAAGTACAAATCCATGGATGCGGACTCAGCAATCTTCAACGCTTCACGCCAAGGGTCGGATGATTGGTCAAGGGTCGGATACAGCAGAGCCGTTGTTTGGTTTGTAGTTGGGAAGATTGTTTTTACTTTTGGATAACGATACTTGAGAATGTTTTCAATCGCGGTTTCTTTTGCGGTTCCTTCTTCAATATAAAACTCATGGTTTGTAAACTTAGCCCGAGCAAGAATCAGGCTTCTATCTGAACCCTTGATAGCGATTTTCACTCCTTGAGCCGACTCCTGAATATCGACTGAAGTAATAACAAAAACTCCAAGAGGAACCAACTCTTCCGTACCGTCGGCAAAAACAATACCTCGATAAATCTTTACCTCACGATTGTATGGAAGCAAGACTGAACTAATGTTATTGGTTGGAACTAGAGTTCCATCAGTATCAACAAACTCAAGCGAACACTCACGGCGGATTGAGCGGCGATTGTCGATTGTTACCTCACCGGCTATTGGGGATGCGGTACTAATAATCGAGCCATTCGACATGTCATAAATCTCAATCTTGGTTTTTGTGACATGTGATTTCCGAATAGCCGTTTTGAAATCATCGGAAACCGGATACATTATGGTGCGTCCACCTCAAAATAGGTGACATCAACAACGCGAACCAAGTTAGCAATCGGTCCGGATTCTGTCCATTTACGGTCTACAAAACGAACATACTTTTGGCGACCTAATGGGTCATGGACATGGAGAGTTCCTTGATAGGTAAGAACTGGATAAAGTTCATCCCATTGAGTATCGCCTTTGATAGTAAAACGATAAGTACCATCAATACCATAAATCGATTGTGCTACAACAACCGTTTTTGTCGCACCAAGTGGTTTGAATACTCCGTAAGATTCTACGATTGTATTGTTGAGCGGCTGAAGAACATCAACACCTGTAACTCTAATCGTTGGGTCCTCGGGTGCCGTGAAAGACCATAGAGCGGGATTATCTACTTGGATTGGTACGGTAGTTGTATATCCTGAAGAAATCGTTGCCATTAGATGTCAGCCCTCGCTTTCGCACGATAACGCACCGTTTGGTCAAGCGGTGTTTCATAATCTTCAATCTCAGCAATCTGCGCGGAGTCAGCGGAGATTGGACTGTTACGCAGAACTGACCAAGTTGTTCCGTTGTCATCTGAACGCTCAACATCAAACTTGAAGTTTGAAAAACCTCCCCGGGTAAATACAGCCATGTCGCCTGAATGAAAAGCAATCTTGTCCACATAATGAATCTCACTTGTTGCGGCACTAATCACTTTCACAAAAACTTGAGCATGTGTAGCGGTGGCAGGAGCAAGAACCGTAGCCTGTGCTGTTGCCCAACCGGAACTTGTTGAACTTACTGAAGTTCCGTAAGTTGTAGAGATTGTGCTACCAGCAGAGTTCAGATAACGGATACCAACTGCCGCAAGGCGAGTCGTTGAGTTTGCTCGAAAATCTGCGATTGCTGAGAACTCTTGGTTTGCTGTAACGGTGAACTTAGTTGCCGTTGTTGTACTGGCAACCATATCTCCCGCGGCGCTTGCTGTTAGTTCAAGTGATGCGCTACCTATGGAAGCCTGAGCCGTTGTCCGCGCTATCGCACAGTTTGAAACCGCCGCCCATCCAGTTGTGTTCGTTTCTAAAGATGCTTGATTCGCACTCAAAACATTTGTACGACCAAAAACCGTTACTGTAACTGCTCCGATATTTGTATCGTAGAAAGCCGAAAGCAATGGTGTTGCCGGGGCATCGACATCAATGGTGAACTGACTATAAGCCCAATCGCTAAAGTAGTTACCACCGTTCAATAACTGCGCTACTCGAACATAGGCGCGATAAGTGGTAGCGTCCGCAAGGTCAGCCTCAAGAGTCTGTCCATCATTTGAAGATGTGACGATGCCAGTCTCTACTGTTGGCGTAGATGTATCAGGGTCAAAGGTTCCGCCTGAATAAGTTGTGGAATCAAAAACTTTGATTTCGTAGGCACTCTGCGGGTCACCATCTGCGTCCGCATAGGTCCAAGTAACTGAAGGGAATGTGGTGTCTGTGATTGTTCCTGAAGGCGCGGTAACTGAAACTGTTGGTTTGGTTGTAGTTACGACATCGACAAAAAGTTCATATAGAGAGGCACGGTCGCCGCTTGTGATTGCGCTATCGGTGAACTTCACTACCAAGTTATCAATCAAAGTTTGTGACCACTCTGCTCCATTAGGAGCGGTGGTTAGTTTCAATGCGGTATCAACTGTTGTAAGAGAGAGCGTATTGACCTTGAAGTATCCAACGGAATAACTCACTTCACGACCATTTCGGTCAGTAATCACACCTAGGGATAGACCAACATTGCCGCTTGTACCAATCGTCATACGAGCGCGAAGGTTTACATATTCAATCTTTTCAGTTGCCGCTAGAGTTGTTGTACCGAACTCCGCTTCATAGGAAGCCGGAACTGTTGTGCTTGTACGAGTGATGTAAGTGCTATCGCTACTATCGGCGAGCGCGGCATGAACTGAACCGGAGCCGCCCGAGATTGTAAAAGCCGAAGCGTTGTTCCAGTTAGCGTTGGGGCGAAGTGTGTAGGTAGCCATTATTTGTTAGCCAACTCCTTTGCCAAAATAGCGAATGTTTCTTGGATACGCTTTGTAATCAAATCTGTCTTTTCGTCAATATCTGTTACACCTGTTGTATCAACATTGACCACAAAGGCACCCTGTTCAATGACAATGTTATTACCACCAAGACCACGGGCTGAGAGCGCCGCATCGGTAACTTCGGCAAGTTTCATTTGAGCGCCAGCAATCTTGGCTCCGAAAGCCGCCTCAGAACCATAGGTTCCAATCGCAGTTCCCGTGAAACTAATCTGCTTTTGTAGTTCATTGATTTGAGCGATTGCTTCGGCTCCACCACCAAGAATCGATGCGGCAAGTTGAGCGCCCTTGATTGGTCCCTCTTCAACTAAGTCTTGGATAGCCTTAGCATCAAGACCTAAACCTTGGAGAGTAAGAATCTGATTAGCGAACTGTTGGCTCTTATCAAGGCGCATACGCATATTCTCAATAAGTGATTTAGCCTTCGGAATAAATCCGTCGGGAAGTTCAACTCCCTTGAGACCAGCAAAACTTAGGATTGTATCTTTGAGGGAATCAGCAAACTGTTTAGCGGCATCTTGAAGGTCCGTCAGAACATCACGCATAGACTCAATGCCCGCCGCCATAGCGTCACGAATCTTCTTCATCAAGTCTGCTTGATTTTGAATAGCATCTGCCGCACCGTCATCGGTAGCACCAGCCCTTGTAAGTTGGTCTATCTTTTCTTGCTCTGCCTTCAGAATATCTCCGAATCCTAAAGACTCCTTCAACTTATCTGCGAGATTACCAAAACCAGTAGTTAGTTTTTCAAGTGTATTTTCAGAGGTAAACGATTTGACTGCCGTAGCAAAAGTGAGAAGTTTTTCTCCGGCTTGAATACTTTTTTCGCTTAGGTTCTCAATAAGGAACTTACCTACCGGAAGGTTTTTTAGACCCTCAATAGTATTGACAAGTGCTTCAATCTTTGGAATAGCAAAGTCAGTAATACCCTCAACAACATCCATCAAGATGTCGCCCACTTCAAACTGTTTTAGTTCAGAGACAAATGAACCTACCTTAGATACTGCGCCGCCAATAAACTTAGAAGCATCCGACAACATCTGTACTAACTCGGTGCCTAACTTGATGTCACCGGCTTCAATAATGGTCTCTCCGGCTTTCTTGGCAAAACCACCAACTGTCGTAAGAGCATCGGAAATAGCCTGTACTAATCCTTCAGCGATTGGAACTTTTGTTACTTCAAGAATCGTGTTGCCGATTTTTTGTGAGACAGAACCTATTTTAGTTAGACCCTGTGAAATAAATGTAACTAACTCAGTCCCAAACTCGCGCTCTTTCAAACCACTTGCGCTTTTGCTAACTGCTACTAAACTATTTTGTACTTTTTCTAACTTATTGATTACAGCGCCCAATGCTCCATCTGATATGACTTGCTTTGTAGCGTTTGTTATCGAAGTAGCAAAAGACCTCAAAGGTTTTGCGGCATTGCCAAGAGTCGTTTCAATCGTTGAACCAAAACTTGAAATCTTTGCGGCGGCGGCATCTAATGGAGCGGCTAATGCGGCACCCACTTTTGGAATCAAGCGTAAACCGTCGGCGGCTTGTTTGATGAAATCAGCAACACCCTTGGCGGCGTCGTTGAAAAAAGCACCAAACTTTTCTAGCAACATTGCTAAGAAGTTAGGTATTGCCGCAAGAGCCTTACCAACTCCCTCAGCAAACTTATTGAATAAATCAATAGCGGCTTCTAGTGTTTCTCTGTTTCCTTTGAGCCATGAAACTAAAGCGCCAATAATCTTTGCTAAAAAGCCACTTATTTTTTCAACAAGAGTGAAATAAACTTCAGCAATAAAGTTGATAACTTTCGCAATACCTTTACCTACAAATGAGTTAGCATCGAGCAAGTCGCCTAAGAATCCTATAAACATGCCTACATATTTGAATATGCCACCAAACACAGTTGCGAAAGCATCAATCAAGAAATCAAGAATCTTGGCAATCAACATACCTACGATATTATGTGTATCAAGTAAGTTGCCTAAGAACTCAATAAACATTCCAATGTATTTGATGATTCCGCCAATAACCGTGGCAAAGGCTTTCCATAAGAAGTCAAGAATCATTCCGATGATTTTGCCTACAATGCCGTGCGTATCTAATAGGGCGCCAAGAGTCTCAAGGAAAAATCCAATGAACTTGAGGATACCGCCAACAACCGTTGCCCATGCTTTGAATATAAAGTTCAAGATTGCTCGTACAACCTTGCCAAGTCCGGTAGTTGAACTTGATAGATAGTTGATTGCCTTGAGGAACATGACAATGACTTTGAGAACGCCTTGTATTGCGGTGAGAAAAGCCTGATGAATAAACTGAACTACGCTTATCAATGTTTGACCAAAAGAGGTGGCTGGCGAGATTGCTTCGCCAAAAGCAATCAAAAGATTTCCAATGCCGGTAAGAATAAAAGCAAGCGCTCCTCCGACGACTCGGGCTACATCATTGAATACCTTTGTGAACCCTTCGCGGAACTCTTCGCTGTTTTGATATAAAAGAACTATCGCGCCAATGACGGCGGCAATGGCTAATACGGGTAGGAATAGTGAACTAGCCATAATCGCGCTTGCTTTAGATACAGCAAGTTGTGATTTTTGTAGCAACCAGTTTTGAGCAGTTGCGATGGCTGTTGGAACTTTTGTAGCAATAACGGCAATAGTTACTGCCCCAATAGCAATAGCCAAAGCCTTAGCCGCTACTTCATATTGTTGGAAAAACCCAACAATCTTACGAACTACATTCGCAACTCCATCAATAACTTTAGCAACGATGCCTATTGCGATAGCAAGAGTTGTAGAAAAAACTGCCGCAACCTTTTGAAGTATTGGAAGAAGTGGGGCAAAAGCGCTAACTAGATTTCGTATTGCGCTTTGGATTTGTGGTGATGTCAAAGCAATAGCGGCAAGCGCAACTGGAATCGGTTTCAAGCCACCAAGCAATCTACCAAAAATAGGTATGCTCGCTAATATGGGCTGTCCCGCTTTTACTGCGATAGCAGAACCAAGTCCAGCAAAAACTGGAAGAAGCATTGAGATTTTACCGGCAAGTTTTTCAGAGCCGGTTCCCATGTCTCCCATGTTCTCAACAAAATCAGCCGCCTTTTCAATCAAATCTGTGATTGGCTTAGTCATCTTTGTAAGGACTAACTCCAAAGCCTCTATAACCGGACGCAACTTCCCGCCCTCAGCGGTCGCATCGACTAAGGCTTTTTCAAATCTAAATGTTGCTTTGATGAGCGGACCAAAACCTTTGACAAGCGCTCCACCCATATTGACTTGTAAATCATTATGGAGGTCGCCGAATAATGTAAGAAGTTTTGCCGGTGACTGTAAAGCAATCGCGTAGGCTCCGGCAACTTTTCCGCCCTCCCGCATAACCTGATTCATAACGGCTTGACGGCGTTCTGCCATTGTTAGGGCTGAGGCTTTTTTGCCAAGTGTTGCGGCGTAGCGTTCCATTGCGCTGTTGGATGCGTCTGTGATACCAACGCTTCGAAGCATACGGCTTTGACCGGTTGTGATTGCGAGAGTAACTCTCTCTAATGCTTCTTCCGCTGAGATATTACTTGCGACTGATAAATCTTGAGCAACCTTGGCAATATCGGTTGCTTTCTTCATTTCAATGTTGGACTGTGCCAACTTCAATGTCATTCTTTGCGCTACGGATGCTTGAATCCCCATTCGACGCATACCGTCAGATGCTTCTTTGAGTGCCTCATAACCAAGACCGCTTGATGCGCCAACTGCCTGTAATGCGAAATCTAATCTCTCGACTTCAGCGGCGGCTTTGAAACTCTTGACGCTAAAGGCAATCAATGATGCCGCGGCTGTTCCAATCGCGGCACCAAGCGCCAACGATGCTCCGCTAACTCTTTGTGCGGCTTGTTGGAAATCTCCGGCAGAACGGGATGCCCGCTCCATGCCTTGAACAAACTGCGCTGAATCCGCGGAGAGACGGGCGCGGACTTCCATGGTTGGTGACTCAGCCATTTATCTCCTCGCCCGTGCTTTTCTTTCCGCCTTTTCTTGCTCTTGTGCTTTGAGCAAGTACAGAGCGTTCCACTCTGTTAGTTCCATACTGCTAAGGGGTCGGTGGGCGGCGCTTCCATAAAGCAACTCGCCCACCGTCCTACCTAACTTTTCTGCTAGTTCGAAAAGAAACCTACGCTCAGGATTCTTTAGGAAATCGCGCCTGTGATTCTTCTACCGCCTTTTCGCTCAAGCCCGATGAACCAAGAGCCTTTGTAGCAAGGCGCTCGATTACGGCGCCATTCTTCGAAAGGATTGCTTCACGGTCTTTTTCCGTAAAGACAGGCAAACCCGTTTCCGGGTCAAAGACAGTTGCGATAACAGTCTTTGCGTACATGTTGGACACATCGACCTTATCAACAGAACTTACGCCCTCTGTAAGTGTCGCTCTTTGTGCGGCTGTCATTGAACGAATCTCAACGGTTACTCCCCATTCAGGGACTTCGACGAGTTCCTTCGTAATGTCATCTGCTTCAAAGATTTTGTCGCGTAGTGATGTCATTCTTTTCTCCTTGGACACTAGATTGGTCACGACCGTATTCAGTTGTTATTTATTTTTGTTATGCGTAGGTACCACGGGTTACTGCTCCGCTAACTTGAAACTCAGCAGAATAGGAAACCATGTCACCGATTGCGCCACTCTTCTCGTAAGAAGTAAGGATTGCTTCTCCGGTGTACTTTACATTCGAAGAAGTTGAACCTTCAGGACCGTACTCGAAAGAAACGGTCGCGGCTTGTCCGAGGATGCCATTGAGGTGAGCATCGACGGTAGCATCGAACATTCCGCTGACTGAGATTGTTGCGTCGGTTAGACCAACAACATAAGTCTTGGCGGATGAGCCAAAAGCCGAAGTTTCGGCTGTATCGACTGATTGTGGGAATGAAACATCAGTAAGTGTGTTGCTGATGTCGGTTAGTGTTCCACCGCTGTTGTCTACCTTGAATACGGTGGATTTACCATGACGAAATGTAGGCATTTTTACCTCCTAGTAAAAGCCACCACGGGGGTAGCCGAGCCTGACGAACCTGCGACTGTGTAGTTCACTCGTAGGTATCTGTTTACTGTTGTACCTGCCGCAACTTCAACTCGTTGTGAAGTTGTGGTACTGCTCGAAACAACGGTAAAGGTAATCAAATCAGCAAAAGTTACATTGTCTGCTGAATGTTGGACCTTCACCGTAATGTTTCCATTGCGGGTGTTTACTGGAACCGAGATGAATCCGGCTCCGCCATTTGTAGTAGCGGCTCCGTGGTCTACTGCTGTTCCATTTCCAGTCGCGCTAACTGCCGCACCGGAGGAAAGAATCACTCCATGCTCGACAGACTCACTTGATTGGAACTCTGCGGATGCTTGAACAATATCGCCGATAGCCGATGAAACCTCGTATGAGGTGTTATCTGCTTCAGCCATGATTGCTCGATAGCCATTGCCATGACCTTCAGGGGCGATGATTACTAGCGCCTTGGTCGCATTTCCTAAAGCGTTATCAAAGAACTCGTCGGTACCGGTCGATGCCGTTCCTTCGAACATTCCACCGAGGCTGATTGTTCCGTCAAGATGACCGACCACATAGGTCTTGGCACTTGTTCCGAAAGCCGAAGTCTCGGCTGTATCAACCGTGGTTGAAGCACTTACGCTATTGAAGTATGTTGAAAAATCAAACTCATCAACGAATACATTGATGTTTTTTCCGTGTCTAAATGTAGGCATTATTTCTCCTCAACTGGTCTTTGATGTGGAGTGCCGTCTTGTACAAAACCATCGCCATCAACATCTTCGGCTTTAGGGTCGAAAGGTTCTTCCGCCGGAGCCTCGGCAACTGCCTCGACGACCGGTTCTACTTTTGGTTCTTCTTTGACGGGTTCTTCTTTTTTGGCGGGCTTGCTTGCGTCCTCGATTGCTCCGGATTCAAGAAGCCACTTGATTGCTTGAGGTGGTAAATCTGATACGACTTGCCCTGCCTCAGCGCGTTTGTTTGGCGGGTAATCGATACCCTGAAGGACTCTGTATTGAGCCATCTAAACCTCCTCCTTACGGCACATGGGTAGCCCCATATAACCGTCGGGGCGACTAGCGCACGGAGGCAGACAGTAATGGGGCGACTAAGCGCACAGTAATCAAAGTGTATCGTATAACTAAACGGTGGCTAAGTAAGAAGGTAGTTTCTTATCAACCCTAGCAACTCTTGAAAGTTTAGTTGCGTACTGACCTTGGTACTCGTCAAGACCCTTGATGGTCGCTTTGATTTTGAACACCTCGCCAATATCGGCGGTGAACTTGTATCCGCTATCGAACCACTTGAACTTATAGTCGCCGCTCTCAAAGGTCCACAATGTCGAGGAACCCCACTCACTTTCTATAACCCTTGAACTCAAGGCGGTCACTTCAATCTCAACGCGCTCGCCGGTTTCGGCATACTGCTCGGACTTGTAAACCTTGGCGGTTTTCTTCGCAACCTCTTGTTCTTCGGCTTTCTGCTTGGCGATGATTGCTGAGACAAAAATCCCGATGGTCTTAGAACTCTGATACTGAAGCCCTGCCGCCGCCCTCAAGTTTTCTGCGTAAGCGCTATCACCGGCGAAGGTCTTGGCAAAGTCAATCAACTCTTGACCTTTGGCTTTTTGCTCATCAGAGAAAGTCTCGATTTCGTAATATCTCTTGAGGTTTCTTGTGTATTCATCCTTGGACCCAAACTTGAAAATCTCAGAGACCGTGAAAGCCGTCGAGCCGCTGTATCCAAACTGCGAAGCCGACCTATATCCGTCCTTAGCAACGACCGCGACCGCGGCGGCGGCTATCGACAAGGTATCGATTCCGGAAGGACCGGAACTCAAACTTGCGTATTCCTCAAACTCTGACCAATCCTGTAAGAAGGTCGGAGCGAACTCCCAACCTAAAAAGTCCTTGACGCAAGTAGAACCTACCTGCTTGATTTGACCGGTCTCATTTTTGACAAAGATATATTTCTTACGCGCTCTCGTAGTTTGGCAATGGTCGCAATATCCGACAACGACCTGCGAAGGCTTGACCTCTTCAGCCGAACCGATACCGCGGGTAAAGACCACGCCTTGCTCAATCTCGGCTACGGATAAGAACTCCCAACCGGAGAACTTGACAGGCTCGCACTCAACTTCAATAACTTTGTACTGATACTCAACACCGTCAGAATCTTTGTAAATCTCATCGGAGATACCAAGAACGGTGAAGCCGCCCTCTAAACCCTTAGACTTGCCACGGCTGGCAATCTTGTGGAACTTAGCAAGAGTAGCGTCGGCGTTGCCTTCAGAAATCTTGAAGGTCCTGACCTCTCTCATGGGTTCTCCTTTCTTGGACAACCCAAGTATATCACTACCCCAGTTAGGTATTCAATCTCCGGAGGCGCTCTTCTTGAATCATTTGTAGGGTGAGGAAGTACCCAATCCCATCCACGACCGTATCGGGCTTAGATTGATTGACCTCTCGGGCTATCTTCATGCCGACCATACAGAGGGCTACCTGCTCGGCAGAAACCTCACAGCCGAGGATTACAGACCATATTTTTGATGCCCGGGTGAAGTTATCCAAAGGGTGTCCATAAGCCTCTTGACGGTCCCCTGAGACGAGTTCTGCGGCATAAGCGGCAAGGTCCCTTGGGTCGTTCATAGAATCTGAATGTCGCTTACTCCGGTTTTCGATACTAGGAAGGTCAGAACTCCCGCATCCGCAACTTCCCCCGTTGATTGACGCCACCATACGCTCCCTCCATCTAGTGCCGGGGCTTGAAGCCATTTGACTCCTCCCCAATCTGCCAACTTGAAAGTGTGATAATGACCGGTCACAAGGATGTCGCAATCACCAATCGATTGACGACCCAAGGCTTGACCGGCAATCCAAGCCTTCAACTTACCCTCAACGCTTCCGGCATTACGGGCTAAGTGACCGTGACTGATTCCAATGATTTTGCCATGGACCTCAAGGGTCAGGCTCAACTCTTCAGCCGGAATAGCAAACCGAACATGACCATAGGCTTCAGGATTAGCCGCGAATATCTCGGCGACCTGTTCGACTAAAGCCACATCGTCGTTATCGTTGAGAGTAGTAAATGCTTTTCCGTTCTTGCGATTCTCTCCATGATTACCGCCAACTGCCGCGACGGTGATAGATGGAACTAACTTGGACCAACGAATCAAAGCATCACGCAAAAGACGACGGGCAATCTTGACCTGATTTCTGCGGTCCTCTTCTACTGTAAATGTTTGTATATCGTAATGACCATCGCAACCTTCGACTAAATCGCCTAAACATAGTACGGTTATTGAATCTATTGGGCGTCCAAGTTTCTTCAACTCTTTGAGGCGCCACTCCACATCTTCAATCGCTTGTAGCCACCGGCTAATCAAACCTTTCAATCCATCGCCGTCCCTTTTACCTACTTGCCAATCTGAGGCAACAACCACAAGTGAGGCTTCTCCGATAAGTTGTTTTTGTTGGCGTGGCTTGTGTTTCTTTATCTCTCTAATCAAATCATCTATATCCGCATTGAGTTTCTTACCCTTGCGGATTACTTTGCCTTTCCATTGGCGATTGAGGATGCCAAGGGTGTCTCCCCAAACATTGAAAAGAACAGGCTCAACAACTTCAAAATGTTCAGGGTCTAAGCCCCACATTCGAAGGACTCCGGACCAATCGGGAGCGTTTTCGCCCTCCATTGGTTGTGTAGTTACGGTGCCTTCATCGCCATTCCAAGTGACACCGGGAAGCCAATCGGCTTTTCGGTCGCGAGGCAAAACCTTTTGGACCGATTCCACTTCCGAGGTTTTGAGAAGATTATCTAAAGCATCATCAAGATTCACGCGGACACTTACACCCGTCTTTCCCTATTAGCCTTCGCCGATGCCTTCTCAGCACATCGGTAGAGGATAGCGGAAGCCCATACGATAAAAGAAGTTCGCTAAGTTTGGCTGAACTTACTGATTCGTTTTTCATAATATCAATCAACTTTGTTTTTATTGGTTCTTCTAATCTTGATACAAAAGCACCAACTGAACAGCCACCTTGTTCGCGGGTAACTCCAATAAGTGAATCTAAATCAGCAAAGAAATCATCCTGATTTATTTTTGGATTTACAGCGCGGACAGCGGATGCTCCACGGGCGCGTTGCGCTTTCGAAGAGGAGCCGGTCGCATTTCCAGCACCTTTGGTATTCGTCCGTCGTCGCGTTCCTGCCATAAGGGTCTCCTAGCCTCTCATTCGGAGCCGTCGGCTCCTGTGTCACATTCTCACTAGACATCGGAAGTTCACCGAGATTAGTGGACGGTATTTAGGGTCTACTCCCAACTGGTTTACTGAACCCATTGGTTCAATACGCATAATATGGACTCCCGAGATGGTTTGTTCAAGCACCGACGCGAGTAAAATCCGGATATTTTCTGCCTTGTCCCGTGCCGTTGGATAATCCTCGCGAGCGGCACGACAGATAATCTGAAGCATCGGATAATCAACACGAATACCTCCGGACCCCATAGTGAAACTTGGTGAACTGCCGGCGTTCTCATAGACCGCAACACAAGAATCGGGAGAGTCAGGGAGGGTGCCTAGAAATAAATCAGTTCCAAGGGTGCCTTGGCTTGTGTGAGCGCCAAAAGCGCTCGCCGCATTTTGTAGGTAATCCCCTACGGATTCCAATATCGTCGCCATTATTGCCTGTGACCCTTCTCGATAATGTCGATTATTCTATCCTTTATCCGATTCTGTAACTCGGCTTGAGCCTCCATCAACGGTTGTTCAAGATATTTAGCCTGTGTTGGCGGCTTGTGATAGTTCTCAATAATCTCATGGACATAGAGGGCGTATGGTGCCGCCGGTCCACCGTAGAAAATATCTACATAGAATCCTTGTGGTCCTTGTTGTGGAGCAGATACTCCACCGGAGCCGCGGAGGACGCCCGTATCAACCGGAACTAAAACTTGCGATTTAGCAAAGATGAGATTGGCTTCTTCCCATATCGCCTGAGCGATTGCTTTAGGAGATTGTTCTTTGCCTTCTTTGAGAGCCTTTTGTAACTCTTCCATTCCCTCAAGAACTAACTTGACCCCTATATGGCGTCCGGCGACTTTCCCAACGGCTTTACCCACCGATGCCATGGTCTACCGTCCAAATCTGATTACGGTGTGATGCGCTCCGTTTTCATCCGCTATGTTGTCAATCGCGTTGATTGTAAAAGTGTCCGCCCCTACCACCATCCTGTGATTGATGGTGATGCTCGTCTGTGGTCCTTTGGTGATAAAGCGACCAATATCGACGACCTCTGTTCCCTGAACATCTCGCGATTTTGTGGTGTCATAAATCAAACGACCAAGAGCGGTCACATTTGTGTTTGAGGCACCATAAGTGGTTTTGTTGTACTTATCAACCGAGGCTTTCGGAGTAAATACAACCGAATCGGTCATAAACTCCGCTACCTTGTTATAGATTGCGTCAGCCATCTATTACTCCGGTACGCGCTGGTCGTAACTGCTGTTTGGATTATCTGTAATGCCTACATAGAAATCGGTGTTGTAATCATCGATACTACGGTCATCTGTGGACTTGAGAGATTCAGCATTGGCGAATGGTTTGGGAGGATGCTTCCTCATTTTTCGCATCATAATACTAGCCGCTAACTCTTTGTAATGAGTAATCTTTGATGCGTAAGATTCCGAAACTGAAATATCACCTACGCTCTTCGAAGTATTATCTGCTTCTCTAGCAAAGCGAGCAATCAGGATTTCGGCACACTCTCTAGCAGATTCATAAGCATCGCCATCCCACTCACTAATCACATAGTTCAACTCTTCATCGCTAAAAAGCGCGTCAGTTGAATCTGTATCGCTGATTAGAAAGCGAACATAGTTTCGGGTTGAGGTGCTTGGGTCACCTGAGTAGGTGAATGTCATTACATTCCACCTAGCATCAAACTAAAAGTACGAGCATAACCTTGGGTCGCCAGCGTACCTGTCTCATCAGGCAAGGTAAGCGTTCTATCTACTGTTGGTTCTCCGGCTGAAAGTGTTAGTTCTGCTGAATCAGCGGTTGTACCTTCAAAAACAATGGCTTGACTAAAAGCAAGTTCAAGACCGGTTACTTGTCCTGTAAAAGTAGCATTACTGATTGATGGTGAGGTGAGAGTTTTATTTGTAAGTGTTTGTGTAGCATCTAATAAAACAACTGTTCCTGTTGCGTCAGGCAAGGTGATAGTTCTATCAGCCGTTGGATTAGCCACGGTAAGTGTGGTTTCAGAACCATCATTTACCGAGCCTTCGAAGATGATATTGGCTGAGGTGCCAAGATTGATTGTGCTTGTGAATGTAGGAGCAGAGGCAAGGATGTAGTTATCTAGTTCGGTATCTACATCCGTTGCGAGATTCTGAATATCGGTATGGACGGCAGGATTATCACCTGCGGTTGGGTACCGCAAACCTTTTGTTGTTGTTCCTGCCATTTACTGCTCCTTACTTGATTATGGGTTGAGCATCCATGAGAACTACATCTCGCTTAGATACAAAACCACCTTCACGGTCAAGTTTATCCTGTGCGGATTTCTCGTCCGTGTCGAATACAGAAACAATCATCTTTACCTCATAAGTAAATACTTTTGTTTCCTTTGGTGTTTCTTTAGATTCTTTTGCCATTATCTCTCTCCTTATTTAGACTGCGTACCTAATAATAACAACGCCTGATGCGCCCGGAGCGCCAGTAAAGTTGTCACCACCGCCACCGCCGCCGGAACCAGTATTTACTCTTCCCGCTGTCCATTTATCAGCCTCTATCGCACCATTGCCACCACCACCGGAACCGCCTGTTCCACCTGCCGTTCCGCCGCCGTTTATTCCACCACCACCACCACCAGCAATATAACCATTGACACCAGTACCAGTAACAGTATGCCAAGAACTATAAGTGTTTACACCCGCACCACCAGCACCGCCGTTTGTTGATGAGCCAGCACTTCCAGTACCACCAGCACCGCCACCACCGCCGCCGCCATAGTGCGTTCCCGCATAACCAGCGCCACCATTATTTCCTTCACCTGAAGTACCAGCGCCACCGGCACCACCATTATTACCACCGGAACCGCCACCACCACCGGAACCGCCGGTAGAACCTGCTGTGCCATTAGTGGTACTAAAATATCCACCACCGCCACCACCTGTTGAAGTGACTGTTGTTATTCCTGTACCTGAAATAGATGAGTTAGAACCATTATTACCTTGCGCTCTTGCTGTTCCTTGTAAAGCGCCGCCCGCACCTACTGTGACTGTATACGCAGTTGCGTTTGTAAAAGAAATGCTAGAAGCATTTTTTACACCACCAGCACCGCCACCACCGCCGCCGCCGTTACCACCAGCACCGCCGGCACCGCCAGCAACAACTAAATAATCACAAGATATGTCATTTGAAGGAGTAAAAGTTCCTGACGCAAAAAATGTGTGATACCAATATGCTCCATCTGTTGCGATAGAACCGCCAGTCGCTTTGGCAGATTTAGTAGCACCAGTAAAAGCCAAAGTTCCGCTACTTGTAAAAGTATGAATAGTATTTCCGCCGCTAGTTGTTACGGTTCCGCCAGTTGCTAGTTGTGTTGTTCCTGAATATCTCACAATAACGATTCCTGACCCACCATTACCGCCGGTGTTATCTCGACCGCCACCACCACCGCCACCAGTATTAGCAGTTCCAGCACTTCCGGCATTAGAGGCTACGGCACCAGCACCACCTCCACCTGCTCCACCTGAGCCGGGTGTATTTTGCCCGTGTCCGCCACCGCCACCTGCGTAGGTAACAGAAGAACCTGAAATAGAAACTGCTACACCTGCTCCACCATTTCCGCCGTTACCGGTATTTGAGCCATTACCACCGTTTGTATTAGCACCTACGGCACCAGCACCACCACCGCCACCTGCGGCATAATCAGAAGCGTTACAGTTTCCACCAGCATAACCTTGACCTGTTGTTCCCGCGCCACCAACTGTTGTGGTCAATGCGCCGCTCGCTCCACCGCCGGAACCGCCATCAAAACCGTTTGCTTTAGAAACTCCTTGTGACCTTCCACCGCCAAGAGATAACACATTGTTGAAGGATGAGTTATTTCCCTGTGTAGAAGTAGATGGTTGTGAATATGGACCACCAGCACCGCCGGCACCGACAACAACGGAATAGTTGAAAGATGGATTTAGAAAAACTGCGGTTTCTAATGAACCTCCACCACCTGTTGCTGTGACCGTGGAACGCAAACCTCCTGCGCCGCCGCCGCCACCTAGCCAACCACCCCCACCGGCACCACCGGCAACTACAAGATAATCAACTGCTATAAGAGCAGGACCTCTAGCCCCTGTCAAAGTCACATTTCCGGTCGTCAAAGAAGATACTTGAGAACCGGGAATCATTATGCGCTGAAGGGCTAGATGTTTCATGGGTGATTACTCGCTAACTAAATCCCAAGAGGTTGTTGATTCATTCCATGTATAGCGTTCTCCGTCGCTTGGATAAGCAACAGGGGCTTCCCATAAACATGTAGTTTCATTCAATATCCATGATGGATAGGTATTTGGTGGAATAAAAGCATCACGCTGAGAATCGTATTTGTATCCGATTCCTGCGTAGTTTTTTCTGAATGGTGTTCCACCGGAAGAGTGAATACCTCCATGTGTGTTGTATGAAGTCTTGACCCAAGTTCCACCTAGACCAAGTGTGTTTGCGAGAAAGTTTTGCCCGTCCGCTTCTTGTGCGTTATCCACAACAAGAACGCGGAGAACAGTTCCGTTCTCATCTATTTCTGCGAAGTGCGCCATAGTTTCTCCTTTTCTTTGTTGTTATGCCGCGTACCGAATAATAACAATGCCTGAACCGCCATCACCAGCGGGGGTTTCCGTGTTACCGGTATTGTTGTATCCACTACCACCACCGCCACCTCCGGTGTTTGGTAATCCATTTACACCCCAAGCAAAATCAGAAGTTGGTGAGAAGGCACCTGCGCCGCCGCCGCCATTACCACCATCACCACCGCCATTACTAGCATCAGGAGTTTGACTTTGATGACCACCACCGCCGCCGCCACCTGCGTACCAATAAGTTCCTGAAACATTTTGACCAGTACCGGTAGCAGAACCCCAAGAACTATAAGTACTTACACCAGCACCGCCATTACCAGCCTTTGTTGGAGTTGCCGCGGCTCCTGCCGCGCCAGCACCACCACCACCGCCGGGAGGTGAGAATGTATTGGCATTACCTCCGCCACCAGCGTTTCCTTGTCCTGAAGTTGCTGTTCCACCACTTGTACTAGCGGCACCAGCACCACCACCACCTGAGCCACCGTTCGAACCAGCATTTCCGCTTCCCGGACCAGTAGAAGAACCACCACCGCCGCCGCCTACTGAAGCAGTTAGAGAAGCAAACTGAGAGTTAGAACCATTGCTTCCATTTGAAGTATTGTGAGCCGCACCGCCGCCGGCGCCAACAGTCACAGAATAACCTGTTGCCGTCAATGATTGTGATGTATGAGCAAGTAAGCCACCAGCGCCGCCACCTCCGCCGCCACCACCACCAGCATAGTCACCACCACCGCCGCCACCTGCTATGACAAGAATATCTGCTGTCAAAGATTGTGTTGGAGTAAAAGTTCCTGAAGAAATAAAAGTATGATAAAAATAAGTACTATCTTTTGTAATCATTCCACCTGTTGCTTTAGCCGTTGCTAAAGATGTTTGGAATAATCCTGAGCCATTGAATGTGTGAATCGTATATCCACCTGATGAACTTACAATGCCACCTAAAGCCGCTTGAGTTCCAGCGTAACGAAGAACAACAATACCCGAACCACCTGTTGTTACACCCCATGTAGGCTCATGTACCATTCCACCACCGCCACCTCCGGTGTTTGCGGTTCCTACAACTGGCGCACTTCCGCTACTTCCAACAGCGCCATTACCACCACCGCCGGAACCACCGACGCGAGCAAAACTTCCGCCGCCGCCGTAAGAAGCACCGCCACCGCCACCACCGTAAAAAGTTGAAGTTCCCGTGATTGAGATTTGAACACCATCTCCACCTTGACCTACGCCATCGGTATTTCCTGCTTCACCAGCACCACCACCGCCACCACCGTTATAGCCTGATGGAATAGAACCACTTTGTTGTGCGCCACCAGCAAAACCTTGACCAGTTGTACCAGTACCAGCACCACTACCGCCACCACCGCCGCCGCCCGAACCGCCTGAGCCAACAACATTTGTAGCGGAGTTTGAGCCACCGCCACCACCGCCGCCGCCGATAGAAGTAATAGTTGTAATGCCTGTTCCTGAAATAGAGGAATCGCTTCCGTTTATTCCTCGGCTACCATTACTTGTAAACTGATGCGCTGAAGTACCGCCACCGCCAACGATTACACTTATATTGGCTCCAAATGGCATTG